GTGAAATGATACATGAGATATTGACTTTGTACGGTGTTGTTCGCGGGACGATGGTACCTGAAGATGTTTCTGAACACGGAAACTTTGATCCTTCTATAGTCTCAGACCATTTACAGTGTGTAGGAAGATTGATTAAGGGACCAAAATTACCTGATAAAACTTCCCTCGTTCCATCACCACTTTATGGGCTGTTCGAACCTCCCATAAAAGCCCCAGCAATATTGAACACACAGCAGGCGTGGGAGAACGCTCGAAGTTCATATTGTCGCAACAAAGCTATTATTAATTTAGATTTATTACAAGACGCTGTGAAGCTTGTGTGTATGGATTTGTATTCATTTCCACGAGATGAAAGCGTTCCAGAACAAATATTGACTAATGAGGAAGCTGTGGGTGGTTGGAGACTATTACCACCCATGAACCGTAAAAGCTCTGCAGGACCTCCTTACAATGAATACACAACACAAGGTAAAACTGTGTTTTTTGGTAAGGGTGATTTGCCAGACTATACCTCACAAGAATGTAAAGAACTTTTTGCTCAAGTGGACGAGGAAATGCGTTTACAAGCGGAAGGTTTTATACTGGGTCAATTAAGCACAGATTACTTAAAAGATGAATTGCGAAAATTAGCGAAGGTGGTTGAACAATCTTCACGATTGTTTTCTGCCGTCGGGATTAACACGCAAATCGGACAAGCTAGATCGTACGGTGCTGTAGTAAATTACATAAAACGATACGCCCCATTAAATGGTATTGCCGTAGGAATAAACCCATATCAACAATGGGGTATGTTAGTTAAGATGCTACAACCTTATTTTAGGTATAGTGATGGCGACCATGCTAAATTCGACGGTAATCAACTTTATGTAGTCCTTGTGAAAGGAGTATATGAAGTGCTTGAAAATTGGTACAATAAAAGTACTGAAGGAGAGCGTGAGATGCGCAAAAACATGTTTGAAGCTATGGCAACATCATACCATCAAGTACAAAAGGAAGTTGAAATCGATGGTAAGATTCGAAAACAAGTTTTTTTAGTACAATGGTTGGGTTGCAATTCCTCGGGACAATACATGACAACTATGATTAATTGTATTTATGGAAAACTACTGAACAAGATGTGCTTCTTGCTTGAAGTATCATGCAGATCGCATCATGAATATAAGGTGGGTTGTATAGATTTACAATTAATGTTAGGTGTTTACAAAGACATCGTCTTTGGTGATGACGCTATTATAGGTTGGACTGATGCTGTTGGAATGACACAGCATAAGTTAATAAGCTATATGGCGGATTTTGGTATGACTTACACAGATGCACAAAAAAGTAATAACCCTTTGATTTATAAAGAATCTGTTTATGATTTGGAATTTTTATCTCGATACTTTGTGTTGATTAATGGTCAAGTGTGCGCTCCTCTTAAATTGGAGACAATTTTAGAGATGTGCAACTGGACTCGTAAAGACATACCATTGGTTGTATTTCAATCCACCATCCAGTTGCAATTGTTAGAGTTAGCTCTACATGGCAAAGATGTGTGGTTGAAATACGGCCCTAAATTAATAAAATTG